TGTGGTCAATTGAATTACAAGCTTGGTTCATCGGAGATATTTAGGTGCCGCTTCACCAGTTGTGGTTACAAATCGGATCGCGATGTAAACGCTGCTCGAAACATTATGCTTCTGTATGGGAAGTCTCTCCAAAAACGAAAATAGTTCAGCTGGCTTTTTAGGTTAACTGAATGGGATTCAGTATCCCTTTATGTGACACATCAGGGGTAAAACCCGCTTACCATTTTTACTCAATTGAGTCCTCGGATGATGTTGTTAGAAATGGTTAGATATGTAGTCCAATTAATAAACTGACGGACGTGAAACAACAACTCTTAATGACCGAACGATCTATTCGCAGTATGGAACAAACTCTCCAAAAATTAAAGGAATCAAGGGTTGTGTTGAAGAATTTATTATCGGCAATTCACTATAATCCAATGACTTCTCAGTTGCGATCAGTTGGCCCAGCTCCAGGTGGTGGATCCGTATATAATGAAAGTTTGTACAATAATTTTTAGTCTGCATCTCCAGCAGCATCATTAATAAACGGATTTTTTGGCCAACGCTTTTCTTCTTCGTCCTCGTCGCCCTCGTCCTCGTCCTCGTCGATCTTGCACTTTCGAAGTCTTTTTCTTTGGGGAGCATCTTCGTCGGAATCCAAATCTGAATTAGGTTCTAAAGAACGTTTGGTTTTGTGATGAGTTTCTTCTGAATCCTCATCGGAGTCCTCTTCAGAGCCAGAGGAGTCAGAGGAGTCAGAGGATTCATCTTCTTCTTCGGCTGAACAAGCATGAAACTCTTGTTTGATTCGTTTGGATTCGGGGGTCACGAAGGTGTTATAAAATGCCAACGCTTTAGGGCAGGCCTTGACATTTTTGGGATTAAATCCTTCAACACTGAGTCCTTGGCGCGATGTGGCGCGGCTGAGGCCGACATAAACCTGACCATAAGCAAATGCACCACTCATGTTGACATGCACATAATCAATCGATGAGCCCTGTGATTTGTGAATGGTCATAGCCCAGGCTAATTGAAGGGGTATCGCGGTTACCACAACAACTTTGTTGCCTGGTAGAGCTACTTCCCATTGGTAGGGACGAATCTTGACAATTTTCGTTGCAAAACGAACCACTGGCCAGGAGTCCTCAAAGTCAATAACCACTCCACGGGATCCATTACCCAGGCCAATTTTGAGGTAGTTAGTAGCCAGAGAAACTTGAGCACCCACCTTAAGCTCCACTGGGTTTGGCACTGAAAGGTTACCCACAGCCTCTTTGAGTTGTTTGTCACTTACTCGTCCCTTCTTGGCCGTGGCATAAGCTGCAAACTTATGGACTTTCCCCTCCAGTTTTTTGAGCTCCCGAGAGTTAAAACCATCAACCTCTGCCACTTTGCAAAAAAGAATACTGGGCTGTATTTCGCCGTTTGACTGCTTTTCGTACATTGACCGTAACTTGGTTGAATCCCCTGAAGATGGTTCTCCCTTTCGGATCCGGTGAAGCATTTGAATAAACGCCATGTCTTCTTGCCGATACACCATGGTCAATTCAACCACTCGCAGATTAAGATCTTTCCAGACCTTTGATTCAAAACAATAATCCGGAGACACTCCAGGTGGTCTTTTCCTGTCCACAGGTGGCAGTTGAAGAAAGTCTCCAACAAAAACGACCTGAATACCTCCCATGGGTTTCTTGATTTTGCGGTGATGGCGCAAGAGTGCGTCCAGATGTTCCAAAAGTTGGATGGTGATCATGGAAATCTCATCCAAAATTAGAGTAATATCACCTTGGCAACGGTCGGGACATTTAAAGGCTGCGCCAACCTTAGGGAATCCAAATGCTTTAAACAGTGTAGTACCACCAATGTGCAAGGCAGATTTACCGGTGCTTGATGTGACGTACAGCTTTCGGCTAGGCATCTTCGATCTCACGAGCCTAATAATCTCCTTTAAAAGCCAACTCTTACCAGTACCAGCCGCTCCAGTCAAAAACACATTTTCCCCTCTCTCCACCAGCGTCGCTGCTCGCATTTGATCCTCGTCCATGTTTCGCGCACTTTCTTTTTGTGAATAATCCACTAATAAAGGTTGCACAATGGCCTAAAATCCTAAATTTGACCCAAAGTGCCCTAAATGATTTTTGAGGGAAAATGGGGTTTTTCAAAAATTTTCAAAAATGTGTTCTGAAATTATTTTTTTCGCGGCGGCAGCCCTAAATTTAGGTTTAAACCTGACCGGAAATTCGCCGAAATTTCCGGGTTTGACTGCTCCCTGTTTGAACCTGTGGATATTGAACGAACAAGCGCGCTGGGACTAAATATATGGTACCATATGGTAGATATCAACTTGCCTTGGGGGATCGAAAATCATGGTAATGGAAGCTTTCTAAAGTTTCTTGAATAATAAAAAAACATGAATATCAAATGGATTTTGCTGGGAATTATAGGCGCTTTAGCAGTAACCGCTCTTGTAGTGGGTGCCATAATCATTAGCCAGCCGTCACCAGGGGAAGCTGAAACTGAAGATTGTAGAGGCCCCCAAGGACCTTGCCCGCAAGGGTCTAACGATTGCTGTAACGGTCTAAACTGTGAACAAAATCAATGTTGCTTACCCAAAGACCAAGGACCATGTGTGTTTGGTGATGATTGTTGTGGTAATCTCCATTGTCGCGAAGGCAGGTGCACAGATTGCAAACTCCTCAGCGAGGCCTGCGCGCCGGAAGACGCCTGTTGTGAGGGTGAATGCCAAGATGGTGTATGTCGACGTCAGTGTTCACAGGATGGAGATTGCCCAGCAGCTGCAGAGGAATGCTATGATGGTTTTTGTTACCCTTGCTCCACCGAGGGAACCCAGGCAACGTCTACGATAATAGGATGTTGCCAGGGCTTGTACAAAGATTCACAAGGCGTTTGCAGGCGCGCTCGAACACTTGGTCAAACCTGTGAAGAAGGTTCAGATACGGCCAAATGCGGGGATGGACTTGCTTGCGTGGATGGTGAATGTGTTTGCTATGATCTTAAAGAGACTAAGGATGCGTCGGATTGTTGTTCTGGTTCGGTATGGGATAACCGGTGTTGCCAAGTTGAAGGTATGTTCTGTCAAAACACTGCGGATTGTTGCGGTGACTGGATGCAATGTCTAAATGGACGCTGTACAAATAATACCATACGGTATAATGAACCTGTAACCATTCAAAATATTCGTGGGTATGTTCTAAGAGTCAACAGCAACGATGAGGTTGAGGTGAGTTATAATGGCTCTTTAAGTGACCAACGAAGCCAATGGAGATTTATTGACCCTCAAAATCCTTGGTCAGCCGCTGTGGTTGATTTGTCTAAACCTGTGTGCATTCGATCTGTATACAATCACAGGTCAAATTTAAGTGCTCGTTCTTCAATATCTCAATTTGTAAAAAAGGTGGATTCTGGAACCATAAGTGGTACGAGTACATATCGGTATGATATTGGACATATGTTAACCCTGGTACCGGAAAATAATCAAGATTCAAGTCAAAAGTTTATGTTTAGTGGTATGAATTGGCTATTCCTTAATAATAATGAGGAGCTGCAAATACATCATTCATCAACATTGGCAACAGCAGACACAGTCATTTTTACAATACCTGAGGGAATTCACATAAGTGCACCTGTGGGAATAAACCGGACTCGGGCTTGCAGTTGGGAAAGGACCAGGGTCTATTCGGGTCACTTTATGACTTTAAATTTAGATACGTGGCAAACACAATATTGTGAAGGGCAATGTAAGACTTGCGAATCAATAAGTGATGGTATATGGTTTGGATTAACAAAAAATGATCAACGCTTAAACACATGGAGAATTCAAAAGGTTTAATGATCATCATTCAATCTTGCTCGCTTGGCACTTCCTTGGAGCAAGATCGAAGGTTCTTGGAAGGCCGATGTCTCCGCGGCCTGTTCCTCCTTGCTGGGTCCTTCATCTTCATCTCCATCATCTTCATCCCTGGAGCGCTTGTTGCTGACTTTGACGGGTTGTTGAGTGCCCCAAGAGAAGACTTCTTCCACATCCTTCTGTTCTTGACCAGGAAACAGCACAGTTTCGGTAATGATGGCGGAAACTCCCCATTGAGTCGGTTTTAGCCAAATAGATTGAGGACACACGTTGGGCATACCGAAGGTCCCTGAGACGATTTGACTGCATGGGACGCTTTTGATCTCTTTGGTTTCCGGGTTCATGCGAAAGGTCCGAACAGACATTTGGGGTTTTTCCGGGTTGTCGTAAGCCTTGGTACGCACGGTGGGCTCATACTTGTCCTTGTTTTTCTTGGCCACACCATAGATAGGATAATAAATTTGCTTAATAAACTCACGACTGGGATCATCCATGTTTGGGAACCATGTTTCGCGGTTTGCATACGCTACATCAATCATGTGCTCATTGAAGGCATTCCAGAAAGCCTTCAGAGGCTCGTGGAAGATTTGAAAGTTGAGGCTCTTCTTGATCTTGGGTTCATCACCAAACACACTCATACCAAAGGGAAACTTGACACAGGGTTCCTGAGGAGGTGGTAGATTCATTTGGATCTTGGGAGGTCTTTCATCAGTGGCCGATGTTTGAATCTTCACTTGAAGGCTGCCTGTCTTTTTGGTACGAGAGACTAGAGGGAAAAACATACTCTTGAGATCAAAGTTGGAGTAATGGACGGCTGACATCTTGAAGCACACTCTGTTTTGTGTTGATGGAGATAAAAAAAGTGGAAAGTAAATTGTGAATTAGAACACAGCGCACGCGTCTCAACTGGAAACTAAACACGTTTTTCCGGAACACACAAAAAAACGAGATGTCGCAATTAGGAAGGTACTTACTTTACATCATCCCTTCCAAGGATCGCCCGAGTGCAATTGCACTCAAGCTGGTTGCTGAAACAAATCTCGACATATACACATTAGATGTGCGTAAAGTTCGACCCCGACCCGCTTGGCTTACTGGAGTCCCATCCCTAATGGATACCAAACTTAAACGGGTTTCAGCGGGCACTGCGTGTATCGAAGTACTGAAAACCCTGCAACGCCAGTTTCCTGTTCATCGGCAACGCAATATTTACGTGCAGCGTTTACCCATTAACCCTCGGCATCTTCTTATGCCCGTCACTCGCGGACCAACAAATAATGTGAGTATCGAAGAAATACCTGACCCACCCCAACCGTCTTCCGCTCATTCCCATGCTCCGCTTAAACCTCCCCAGCCGCCGCTCCAACCTCCGCAGGCGCCGCCCCAACCTTCCCAGGCGCCGCTCCAACCTCCGCAAGCGCCGCCCCAACCTTCCCAGGATCCGCTCCAACCTTCCCAGCCGCCACTCCAACCTTCCCATGCGCCGCTACAACATCCGCAGCCGCCGCTACAGCAACTTCAGACGCACCAGGAACCTTCCCGGCCTGTTCAGCCACCGCTGCAGCCCTCTCCACCTGAACCATTATCATTTCATGGGCCGGTCAGTCCCAAGATTGCGCAAATTGCCGACAAAATATACTCTGCCAAGCACCCGCCCAAAGTCCCCAGGCGTAGTTCGCGAAGGCGGGGTCGAAGTGAAAGTCCATCCTTGCGTCAACCTTAGGAAATACCGGGAATTTCCATGCCAGTAAAAAACCTTTATTATGTAGTCTTCTTCACGCACTTTTTGAAATAGCGACAATGGCGAGCCCCAGATTCACGGTTGGACAAACCTTTACGATTGACAATAAGGAGGTCACAGTTACGGAAGAAAATATCAAAAGTGATGATTGGAAGGCACGTATGACTAGGGCGCTATTGAGTACCCAGCAATCTTCAAACCATGAAGACTCTGACAACTCGGAGGACTCGGACAGCTCAGACTCTGATAGTTCGGATGATGAAGTGCGGCGTTCTGATCTACGTCAATATCCAAACGCTGATCCTAACCAAGAGTTTAAGATTGCGCGGTTAGGATCCTTTTACAAGTGCCATGGTGGTTGCAAGCAAACGGATCTAAAGACTGGCAAGGTTGAACGTTGGGGTGGTGGCTTTACTCGCTTGGTATCTGATGAAGCTCTGATGAAGCTCCTGTATAAAAGTGATGTGTGGACTTTTCTCTACGTTCATCTTTACTGGGAATCTCGTCCAGATCCAGACATGTACTGGGTCTGGGATCTTATTGATTGTAATCCAGAGTACCTACAAGAACATTGTGAGTGCGTTCTATCCAAATCCGTCTCAGACCTTCTCTGTCGAATGGTGGATGCTGAAGTGGCTCATGCGGCTGCCAAACATCGGGCCGCGCCTAAATCGCGAAAGCGCAAACGTCACTAAAAAAGTTTATTTAATCAATAAAAAACAAGTCTTATGTCTGAAGTTTCTCGTGCTTTAGAAGGTTGGTTACAAGAAATATTAGGTTCTATTCACACTCAAGACCGCAAGCAGAGAGCGGTAAGGAAGTATAGTATTGCTGACCTTGAAGCTAAAGTTAGGCAAAATTGCAGTGTTACTCATACTGGTAAACAAATCCGGTATATAAATCGCAATGCTAAAAAATACTTAGAAGGTATCCTAAAAAAGGGTCGAGATGGTGATCTTTCTCAAGCCTGTCTGATTGACCCAGTAAGCAAGGAACGTAAATTGAATTTAATCATTGATCGCTACATTAGCGAAAATAAACGGGACACAAGTGAAGCTAAAGTTGTCCGGCGAGACCTAAACAGAGAGTTGGCAAAAACACAGCCATTTTCAGAGGAGTTTCAAAAGCGCCTCCGTGATTATATTGCGCGAGGGTTACTGTCATCCACAGCAGGACCCTTGACGGAAGCGCATATCGATTATTTACGTGAAGCCTATATTCCTCGTGAGATTTGGAGGGCACTTAGACCCCTTGATGGTCAAGCACATATTGATCGTATTTATCGCTTAGCTGCGCTCATTCGTGATGCGGAACTTAAAGGAGTGTTGGAACAGGAGCTGGAACCTGGAAGTGAAGCGTTAATTCAGCAATTTTTAACCGATCGTCTAGCTGCATTTGGGGGTCGTTTGGGCGCCGAAATAGAGCGAGAACTTAAAGAGATTGCTCCAGACTTGGATATGACCAAACAAAGCTCCATGAACAAATGTCTTCTGAGCTTATACTACAACTTAAAACAAGCCATGATATTGCAAAAAAGGAGCACCAAGGACTTTAGTATTGTCAAAAGCTTAGATCGGCGCAAAGAAGTCAAAGGGTGGAGTCAAATGGTGCGACCGGAACGCGCATCACTAGCTCTCAGACGTGCTGTGCTTGATTTTAGCCAAGGAATTGGGATGATGACCACAGGATTGCGTGAAAAACAATCCTCTGAGCGAGTTTCTTTGGAATTGAGAGGTTATAGACGGATTACCGCCACCTTAGACACAAATACCGGCGGTCCTTGTTCAGAGATTCTCGGTCCCTCTTCAGAAGAAAAAGATAAAACAAAAACATGTACCCAGTTATCTCCCAATATGACATGTGCGGCCTCAGCGCTCTTGGTTGCTTTCTTTGAATTCATGGATACTTGCGTCTCACCGTCACCTCCTCTTATCATGCGATCTCATTTTCGGGTCGAAGAGTTTTATGTGAACCCCGATTTAAAGCTTGAGACATACGATGTTGCGAAATACCAAGAGTGGTCAAGGGACAAAAAGGCACACTATAGACAAGCTCATAGACGTTTTCAACAATACTACGAAACTATGGGATTTCAGGTGATTGGTAAGGATGATATAACGGGTCTGCCAACCTTAAATTTTAGTGATTGGGGCAGCCCTGATTTAAATGTGGTTGCAAATCCAGCCAGAGTTCGGGAAGAAACCTACCTTTACAGATACCTGGGACAATGGAGACCTTCTCATAACCGATTACAAATGGATCGTGAGAGCTGGACAACATATTCGAAACATGTTATTTCACCAAGATACGATCCGGATTATGCTAAAAAATACTTAAAAATTATGAATCCCAAGCCAAAACCTAAACAAATACCCAGACCCATTGTAATCTTACATGGTTACGATCGTGAAGAAGATCGAGGTTTATACAAACCATGTAATTCCCAAACCGTAAAACAATACACTTTCCTTCGAGAATTTCTTAACCAACTGTCAATGGAAAAGTATATTAAGTTTATGAATGATAAGTATTGGACGTATCAAGTCTCTACCATGGAGGTACCATCGCTTCCAACGCTACACATGTTACCGGCAAGTGGGCTAGCGTGTCAGGATCTTCATCAACATTGGCAACTTCCGTTACTTCGCGACCGGCTTTCATTGGGTCTTTTGGATGGTTCAGAAGATAGTAAACAATGGATGGTGGCTCTGAGTGAGGATAGGGGGTATGGTATCAGTGTCCGAGATGTCCCAAGTGCATGGTACCAAGTTCAAGATCGCTGGAGCCCGGCTGATCGTTCTCTCCTTCAGGAATTTAAGGATCTACCTCCACGTCAGAGATTCAAGGCAACCTTCCCACCACCTCCTCTCTTCTCTCGTCTCGTACATCCATTAACTGGCAGGGCAGTATCGCTTGATTACTTTAAAGCGTTGATACCCGGAGCAGGTGTTGTAGACTTAATGAGAACACCCAAAAGTTTACTTGAAAAAATGCAGGGGGTTGAAGGCGCGCCCGTATGGTTTAATAGGGATGTTAAGCAAAATGACATAACATTTGCATATCCTTTACAAACCCTCAGTGGTGTATTGGACCCAGATCATCCTGTGTTGCCATTGGTCGAGCTACAACCAAGTGGTGTCATGATACAGTATGCACCTGAATTATCTGTGGTTCACCCAGGACCTGGTTGGTGGGATATTCGCAATTCGCTGGCGTTTCTTTTGAATCGTTCAGGACGGGCTAAACTTGAACGATTAATAAAGACGTTGAACAACTCCATTAATGGGAAAGTGAGAACTCGACAACAAATCCTGGAGCCAGGGAAGTCCAAGGAGCCAGCGAAGTCCAAGGAGCCTATGGTGCAAGTCTAACAGGGTATTCTTGGCGTTGACAAGGCGCAGTCTTGACGTCTTCTTGATAAGCCCTTAAAATTTGTTGGATGCGTTCACATCGTGGGGTCCGCCCTAATGTATAATAAATGATAACATCTGAAATTTCTTCATCTTCAAATCCATTCCGTTGCATTCCAACGGCATTGAGTTTAACAATGCCCTTTGATGGGTTATACAGGGTAAACGGAGGTACGTGTTTGGTGACTGCAGCTTGCATACCAACCATGCTGTAACTTCCAAGCACACATCCTTGATGCACTGATGAATTTTGACCAAGGTTTACATGGTTTTGCACGGTTACCCAGCCCGCCAATTTAACCCCGCTGCTAAGAATATTAGAATCTCCAATTTGACAATCATGATTGATGATACAATGTGACATAACATAGTTGTTGTTACCAATCTTAGTGGGCCGTTCAGTTCCATTGGAAACCACCACAAACTCTCGGTAAATGTTATTCTTTCCTTCTTCAACTTGAAAGCCAGAAACCTCGTAACCAAGAACTTGTGGCTGGGTGCCCCAAGCTACACTCATTTTTGTTGATGACACAAGTAAAACAACTCCAACTCCCTAATATGCCCAATAAACGAACTCGTCTTCGGCCACCAGCAGTATTGGAAGGGTACCCATTCAACCCGCCGTTTCGAAAACCTGTCAGAAGACGTTCTCGACCAATACGCTCAGGCCGTCGCAAAAACCCCAAATCCCGTGCAATTCGGCGGCCTTCAAAGGCTCCACCTACCCAGCGTACCCCGCGTACGTTCAAGGCTTTACCTACCCCGCCTACCCCGCGTCCATTCAAGGCTCCACCTACCCCGCCTACCCCACCTCCCCCGGTAACCCCGCGACTGCTGCAACAGCGTCCTCGTAAAGTTCCAGACACTCCCAAATTTACTCGTGCAACCTCTAGACTCCCACAGACATTTTTTGTAGAGTGTCCACACTGTCAGGGTATGGTTGAGATTGTGGCGGTTAACTGCTCCATCTTTAGACACGGAGCGGATGTGAATGGTCAGCAATTAAACCCACATGCTCCACAACAAATATGTGAAATTCAGACAGTGTACGGATGCGGCAAGCCGTTTTATTTTCATCCGACAGAGGGGGTTCGGAAATGTGGATATATTTGACAGATATTCCACTTTTCCCCCAAAAATGCCTGAAGAAAAGCTTATATGGTTGTCCAATGATGGCTTAGCTGCATGTGATCTCAACTTTTCAGCCTCCTCAGAAGTCATCCGAGAATCCTTTGCCCGCAAATTTGCTGAAAAGCTGCGCCGAGAAATACTGGACATTTTCTTTAACCTACCTTCACAATCTCAAGAAGTGGTCGTGTTTGGTGGGTACCTTCGTAGGCGCATGGAAATCCAACGGTGGTTTGGTGAACATAAGGTTGAGTACAAACACGGAGATCTAATTTCTTCAAGTCTCTTAATACCCGCCCAAGTTGATATGGATTTTTGGTCAGATAACAAAGAAGGGTTTCAAGCATTCGTGGCGGTATTGGGGGAACGATATACTTTACAAACTTGGGTAAATAACAATACTTATACTGGTTGCGAGACACAAGTGGTTATTGTGAAACCCTCAGTATTTGCGTTGGTTGGTGACATCCCTAAAGTCCGGCTGGAACTTAGTTGTTCTGAAAATGTGCACCGAGCAATCTTCAAGATTAACAGCTTTGCTTGCAACATACATGGACGTTACGGGCAAATGCAAATATTCTTCGAACAATGGGGACGTAGCCTTGGGACAGATCCATTAACAGAGGCTTTGCAATGTCACACCTTAATCCCGGACCACAAACGTCTCCAACCCTGCATCTTGGACCCGCATATGTTGGATCACTTCAATGAGAACCACAATAACATAGAAATATCCTTACAAGCCTACCTTGAATCAGCGGCCCGTCGAGTGCTCAAAATGAAGAATCTTGGTTACCATGTGATGGGTTTGGACCTCAAACAAAGTTGTGAAAACTGCAATGAACGATTACCGCCCTTGGAGGACTGGACTTGGCGGGGGTCAGACCGGCTGGTTCTACACTGTCCAAATTGTGTTCACGACACCCCTATTTTGATTGTATAAAGCCATGAATAAAAATGTTGATTTTGGGCCTCGGGCATCGTAAAAGGGTAGGTAAAGATACAGCGGCGGCGTACCTAGTTAAAACGTACGGTGCTACCCAGTTAGCCTTTGGAGATACCCTAAAAAAGCAAGCCAGACTCCTTTATCCCTTCTTAAGCCATGAACAACTTTGGGGGGATGCTAAAGACGCCCCGGACCCACGATTAGGTGGTCAGACTCCTCGCAACATACTTTTAACGTTAGGTCATGTTACGCGTGAATCTATGGGTCAGGACATCTACGTGCGCGCTCTAAAATATCAATTACAAAGCTTAGAAGAAAAGGCAAATCTTGTGGTCATCTCTGATGTTCGGACTGAACATGAAGTTAAGTTCTTGTCGGAACTTCCAGGAGCTTACCTTGTGCGCATAGAACGCCCGCAAGTTGCCACATCCACTGATCTCATAGACCATGATTTAGATAACTGGGATGGATGGGACTACGAAATTGAAAATGATGGGAGTTTGGGCTTTTTGTACATGCAATTGGAGGAGGCTATAGGTCTTTTTAGGGAACATACACATAGCTCTTGAGAAAAAGGGGAGCGCGCTCTCCCAGGTATTTTCGGACTTTCGGATTGTACCTTTATTGTACACATATTTTCTGCGCAACTTTACAAATGTTTCAAAGCCTCTGTTGGATTCCGAATAGTCCAAGTCCACCTCCGTTGTCTGTGTGGATACCAGAAACGCCCAGCCCACCTCCGCCTCCACGATCTCCTTCCCATGCATGTTATCCGTGGGAACCATGTGGTGCTTGTGACGACTGCAACAGCGATCAAGAATTGTGCATTCCCGACACTCCAGAGCATGATCTTTCTTATGCAGAATCAATCCCCGAATCTCCAGAAGCACAAAGACCCCTAGATTTTACACACCCATCGGTGAAACTAGTACCATTGGGTGCAATTCCGTGCGGGCCATCCCTTCCTCCGAATGTTACAGTGCGTATTTGTTCAACTGCGGAACTAGAAGCCAAGATTGAGCGATATCGACAAAAGCGCAAAATTCGTTCATGGACCTACCGACCACGTTACCCTCAACGACAGGCCTTTGCTCAGTCAAGACCCCGCCACAAAGGACGCTTTACAAAGATATCTAAAATACAAAAATTATTTTGAGTGTGTGTGTTTATTTTAGAGTTATGTGAGAGAATGCTTATTAAATGGAAAATGCAGCGTTCTGTGTACACTAGACATGGGCTCCTTCAGAAGGACGGACTTCCCATGAGTCCAGAACAAGCCATGAAACATTTGGAAGCAAAATACGTAGTCCTTTACTTCTCGGCAAGTTGGTGTGGGCCATGTAGGTCCTATACCCCCAAACTTGTAGAGCTGTACCAACGCGAGGAACGCCCTTCTAACGTAGAATTCATATTTGTTAGCTTGGATCGGGAGCTCAAGAGCTTTGAAACATATTATTCTAAGATGCCATGGAAAGCTTTTCCTTACTCAAGTTCTGTAAGACAAGAACTGCCACAAGCCCTGGGGATTCGGGTGATACCCGCAGCTGTTGTTCTTTCTCCACATGATGAAATTATCACAACAGAGGGGCGTTCCAGCTTAAGCTTGGATTACTTGTATAATCTTTGTACTCAATAAAAATAATGGGCCGGAAGGCTTGGTAAATTTCAAGGACATAGGGGGGTAATGTGACGCCTTAAAGAAAGCAACCATCATGGACTGGCTCCCCGGAACTTGGCAACGCGATATTGATATGACGAAAGACCAGCTTGGTACTGGTCAGTGGCTTTGGGATTTGGCTCTTGGGGCCCTTAGACTTGCAGACCAGGCCAGTTACGACAAGTATATTCAAGCTTACCAAGTTACAGTGTATATTGACTGTGGTTCCGATAGCTACTACTTGTCCATTCAATCCGAACGGGGTGGAGCAACAGGTTGGTTGGGTCCTTACAGGATTCAAGAATGGCCTGAACCTGATTCAGATGGGGTCATCAGGCTTCGTGTGGGACAAGAAGTTTTACAGGACTTTCCAGACCCAAACCCTTGGACTCTAGAGACCTTTAGCCTGCGCGACATCAACTCGATGACCATAGCCGTTAACGAGTCCCAGAAACTTGTGGGTGTTGACTTTACCATCGAGGAATGGGCCGCCTTCCCAGCGACTCTTTTCTACGCCACTAAGAAGTGTGGACTCCCCTTTATGCCTGGTGTTTGTGCGGACGAAGATGTCTTGCCAGACTTTGATCCATCGGGTACATCTGCAACTGAACTGGACCTGTCTAAGTACCAAAGTATGATTGTGGGCGCCCTCGCTACCCTAATAGTTTTAGCTTGTCTAAGCATTATCCTTTTTGGTTGGTGGTGGGGCGCGCCTCGAGCAGCTCCAGGACTCCTCCAAGTGCTCACGGTTTTGGTAATTTTGGTACAAGCTGGACTTGTGGTGGGGGCTGCTTGGGGAATTCACCAGATTTAAGGACTACTAAAATAAACACATGAATACTGGGCTAATTATAGCTGTAGTTATAGCATCTTTGATTGGTTTTTTATTATTAATAACATCTCCATTGCGATGGTATAATCAATTTAATAAGCGCTTCAATCATGTTAAGAAAAAGCGTCAGGCTATTAACACTAGTCAATCACAAAACCAATCATTGCATAAATTATGGGATCTTGCAGGACATGGAATTTTTGATCATGTTACCACTTACGCTGATTTTGGGACATTATTAGGTTTGGTCAGAGATTCATCTTTAATTGCTTGGGATGAGGATATTGATGTGTGGTGTTGGCGCGATGATTTTGAAAAAGTTTTAAATTTGGTTCAAAATACCTTTGGGCAAAAGCCAGAATACCAAATCTTTGTTGAAAAAATTAGCATTCTACCATGTACTCCATCCATCTACGTGTTGAATCTAAATACTGGAGTTCATCTGGATATTCATTTTAGACATTTAACAAATGATGGGAAATTGGTACATTACTCATGCCATCCAAAATGGTTACAAGCCATAAGTATAAACGGCTATCAAACGCTCCATTCCTCAAAAATATTTCCTTCGTATATGTTCATGTATCGAGGTCACAAAATTTGCATTCCCATCAGGGCTGCAGAAATACTAGAAAATTTGTATGGACATGACTGGACTCAACCAAAACGTGAATAGAATGGAGAGATGGCATGTGTTTTTATTCACTAAAATTTAAAAATGCACCAAATCGAAGGCACACAACTGAGTTTTACTGGGATGGGGCCAAGGTTTTGCGGCTGCCAAGGACCTCCTCCACCTTTGAAAACTGAGCAGTTCCGGAAGGGCGCAAGGGGCGCGCGGAAACTAAACCACGTGGGGACTTCTGGAGGGCTTGACCTTGGCCTTCGCGGCGGGGGCTTCCGTCGAGCCTTAGGCGTCCGCGAGGCGACGACACAGGTGCACTGAGTCGGCGTACAGTGGTGCGCCTTCGAAGTCTTTGAACATCATGGATGCTGATCGCACTGCGCCGACGCAAGTAAATATTTGGTGGGTAGTTTACGTTAAGCTTGGGCAGCTCAGGAGGCACAGTTTCCGTCATCTTCTTTTTGTTTACACAGAACACAGTTTCCACTTTTTTCAGAGAATGCCAGGTAACAAAGACCGCAAGGAATGGCCCATCCTCTACAATCGCGCCAAAAATGGGGCTGTGCGGCAATGGCAAGTGCGAGTGGAACGCCAAGAAGAAGGGAGGGTTTATATTGTCAAAGTGTATGGGCAGCAAGATGGTAAGCTCATCCAAACTCGTAAAGAGGTCAAGCGCGCTAAGAGTCAACCTACAATTTGGGATCAAGCATGTCGTGACGCCGCCAAGATGCACCAAGATGAAATAGAGAAGAAGGGTTACTCTGAGACTGTACCAACCGCCCAAAAGCGCATCAAGGGTTCCGAGAAGGCTTCTAACAACAATAAGAAGGTCAAACAATCGGTGGCCTTTTACCCCATGCTGGCTCACAAATGGCCCGACAAGAAACACCATATGCCATTTCCATGTACCGGTCAGCCCAAGTTGGACGGGGTGCGCGCATGGTATCAAGGAGGCGTATTTCGTTCCAGGAATGGCAAAGTATTCCCGCAATTTAAGTACCTAGAATCCGCACTTCAAGAGTGCAATCTGGGTCGGAACATCATCCTTGATGGTGAACTCTATAGTCATGCTATTCCGTTCAGAACTCTCAATGGTATCTGCAATCGTAAGGGGGCACCGCTAACTGAAGTGGGGGATTATGGTATCGGCTACTACATTTTCGACGCCTACTTTTTAGCCGCCCCAAACCGAGGGTTTGGTGCCCGCTATGAGTGTCTTACCAAATTACTCGCGAACGCACCAGAAGTTGTGCACATTGTGGGGTGCGTCACCCTTCAGAGTGAGTCCGACGTCCAGCTCCACCACGACTTCTGGACGCGCAAGGGTTACGAGGGGTTGATGCTGAGGGATCCAGAGGCGCCTTATCTGGTCAAGCACAGAAGCATGAAACTACTAAAGTACAAAGTCTTTCATGATGCAGAATTTAAGATTGTGGGCGCTCAAGAAGGTGAAGGGAAAGAAGAAGGCTGTCTAGTGTGGACGCTGGAGACCAAGGATGGTGAGGCTTTTCAATGCCGCCCTCGAGGAAGCCATGAGGAGCGCCAGAGGCTCTGGCAAGCTTTCGGTAAATCCCCAAATTCCTACGTGGGGCAAACGCTTACTGTACGTTATCAAGAAACGTATGCTAATGGCAAACCACGATTCCCAGTGGGAATTTCAATTCGATATCAATAAAAAGCCAATGTTTCATTGTGAAGATGTCAAAGTTAAAGAGGTTCGTTTTACGGTGATTGACCCAGATACTGGTGAACATTGGGTCAATTTAGTCAACAAGCCACGCATCGAAACTTTAAAAGTTGGGGAAGGACCAGGCTCAGCATGTTCTCAAGTTGAGCAGTGGTTAAGTGCAAAGTTTGGCATCACAACTCAAAGAAATCGCTTACGGGTATTGGAAATTAAACCCGACCAGTACCTTTTAGTATACCAACTAGAGCCCCACCAAAGGATCGCATTTCGTTTAAAGTCAAAGGGACGCCCTTTATTTGTAGATTATTTGGCCATAGCTGGAACCATACTGGCGACAGCTGGCCTCACTTATGCGGGTTATAAGTTTTTTACACTTAAGAGAGCCTTCAAAAACACTGAAAATAAGATTGCTGAGCTTGAAAGATTACACCGCGCTATTAATACAACAAAACGCAACTTAGAGGTAGCTCTTGAGAGGTCTAGACAAGAAAAAAAGGCGGTTGTGAGTAATCTTAGGCAAGAATTGAAATTAACTAACGATCGGTCAGACGAACTTAAAACAACCATTGCAGCACTAAAAGATCGAACATTTCGTTTAGGTAATCAAATTATTATTCAAGAAGCGGAAACGAGAGGCCAAGAATGGCCCACTGAAATAGATAGTAAACAAATTCAAGTGCTTTTCACGTATTTGCAAGCGCGTTTTCCAGATTTTGTTCAGTTACCCAGTATTACGTTTAGCATTGATGACAATAAATTTAACCCAAAGCCGGAACTCAAGAGTCTTGAACCCGGAAAGACATACGGCTTTCTTCTGGGAATATTATGGTCTGGTGGGAAAACTGGTCATGTTAATGGTGCGGTTCTTCGACCTGTAGATGGCAAACATAAACTAGTGATGTTTGAACCAACCGGAACATCAACCCACACCAAACAAGAAGAAATATTTAACACAATCCACACAAAGTTACGCGCGCTGCAACCAAACATTATGACTGAAGGGAGTACTAATATTGGCTCTGGTTTTTGTCCTCAAATATGGGATGAACAAAAGAGAGAGCCTGTGGAAACCCATCAAGGCTACTGTATTGCTTGGAGTTTATGGTTCTTTTCGCTAATGTTGGAGAACCCTGAGACTCCAGTCGGTGAACTTTTCCAAAGGGCTCAGAAAGGTATTAATCAAGGATCGCCAAATTATAGAAGTTTTATTAGGCAATATGCGGCAGACATCATTAAACTGTCGGAGATGTAGTCCGCTTTCGTTTTTTTCCAACTTGTTCTCGGACCAGCTCACGTAATCGTTTTTTAGTTAGGTCTTCCAAGTGCTCTTTCAAAATTGAGACGACTTCGTTTTGATTACGAATGCTACTAAACATATACGCGCCAACCTTCAAATCATAGTTACCCCGTCCATGCTTTTGCACAATAAAGAGTGGGAGCTCCTCAGGTTCCTCGGGATCCTCAGTCGATACCTGGCTTTTCCGGGGTTTAGCTGGTTCCTGACGCTTCTGGGGCCTTCCTCGCCTCGAAGCCTGTGCCCAAACAGGCAAAAATAGTTTGTCGGCTCCACAAAATTCCTGGACTGGAAAAGGATTCGGCGATCTCAACCACTTGTAGAATTTTTGAAGTATTGGGTCAAAGCCAGATTTTGGTGAAGAATGCCGGATCACGTAGAGTTGATCTGGCGACCTGCATCTCGAAACAGCAACGTAAGCCATGTTTGGATTTTGCAGGGCGCGGAGATCCAAGGCAACGTTGTTTAAAGTTAGGCCTTGTGAGCGGTGAATTGTCATTGCGTAATTAAGCATCAACGGATAGTATTTTACCTTGGCGTAACGACAAGTCTCAAGCACAAAGTCACCCTGATCTATATACTGAGTTTCAAAATACACGTGGTAGTATCGAAGGGGATAGTACATTTCCTTGATTTCTGGATCTTCGATATTAACAATAATGCCATGATCAAGGACATCCACAATTTGGCAGCGAGTTCCATTGCATATATCCACGTACTCGATTTCATCATCACCCTTACCTCGAAGAGCCTCATAATACTCGTATGCGCTTTCAGTCACAGGCACTCCATAAATGTTCTTCGTAAACATCATCCATGCTCCCTCCTTCAAGTAAACTTCTTTAATCTTTTGCCTCCCAATAGCCCTTTCCAGCGCTGGGTAAATCTCCAGTGCATGATCACCACTGTATTCCAATAACGTTTGGCTCGACACTTGGTCCGTAAATTTCTTGGAGCTGCGGGTAGACCGATGATATACTTGATCTACTTCGAACGGAACGGTAGTTTCTGGGCTCTTCAAGCGCGCAAAACACGCCCGATTGTGGCGGCCCACATCGCTATTATAAAAGTACAAATGAACCAACTTTTCCTTCGCCTCCTGACTTGGCAATCGATAGTATGCGACGTGCCGACGGTGCAGAAAGCGACGCACTTCTTGATCAATCTTGTTTTCACCAATCTTTTCAATGATTTCCACAAATCCTGTGTGCTTTTGGCGATGTCGGGTAAGTAATTGGGACACCTGGAAGAATTGAAAGAACCTG